TGGTGGCCCTGATGATAGCAGCAAGATTTCTTGGTACGCAGACCCCTTGATTGAAGTTGTATTGCGAAATTCTTTGTCTGAAGTAGAAGCCGCGACAGGGTTACAGCTTGACCCTTCGTATTCATTCACTCGTGTATATCAAAAAGGGGATGAATTAAAACCTCATATAGATAGACCTGCTTGCGAAATTTCTGTAACATCACACATTGCAACAGTTGGCAAACCTTGGCCAATCTACATGAAAGCTCCGGGGAAAGAGCCAACTGTGCACTACCTTGAACCCGGCGATGCTTGTATTTACAGAGGTTGTGAAGTTACGCACTGGCGTGATAAGGCGGTAGATACGGACATCAATGTTCAGGTAATGTTGCATTACGTGGATAAAAACGGCCCTAATGCTGGGTATAAATTTGACGGGCGTACAGCGCTCGGTTTAAATAAATGGAGTTAAATCATGCCTATTGGAACTTCAAAAATTGGTATTTTAGGTGCAGGCACTGTACCGGCAGGTAGTCAGACGTTTAATGCGCCGGGAACATACACCCCTGTGGGGGTAACAAAAATATCCATTGTGGGTAAAGGCGGCGCAGGTAACGCAGGTAGCTCCGGTAACGCCGGTTCTGGAGTTGGTGTTGGCGGTGGCGGTGGTGGCGGTGGCGGTGGTGGGATCACATCCCCCCAGTGTTACTGGGGGGATGGGGGGGATGGCGGGAAAGGTGGCGGCGCTCAAAATACTAGTGCTACATCTACCCCGGGCGGTAGTAAAGCAACTTTTAACCAAAATGCAAACCCCGGTGGTACAGGTCAATCCGGAACTAGTGGAAACCCCGGCGCAGCAGGTAACGCCGGTACAGCATCCACAGCCGTATCTAGAACTTTTCCCGGTGGAGCTGCTGGTAACGGTGGAAGCGGAGGAAGTGGGGGGCCCGGAGGTTCGGGTGGTGCGGCATCAAGTAGCGTGAAATCCAACCCCCCTAGCGGTGGCGGCGGTGGAGGTAACGGCGGTGGAAGCGGAGCTAGTGGCGTTGCTGGTCCGTCTAGTGCCAACTTTGGCGGTGGCGGCGGCGGCGGCGCAGGTTTTGTTAACAGTGGTGCCTCCGGGGGTACTCCGGGAATTAACTGGGGCGGGGGAGCTGGAGGTTGTGGCGGTGTAAACAACTGCGGCGGCGGCGGGGCTGGAGGGGATGGAGGCCGTCCAAACGGCGGTGCCGGTACTGGGCAGCGAGCAGCGTGTCGTCAACCACAAGGGCTTTATAGGGCAGGTGGCGGTGGTGGTGGCGGAGGTAGGTATGATTACGGTACTTACGCAGCAGGCGGTGCGGGGGGCGGTGGTCGAGGTGCCAACCCAAATCCCGCCGGAGCGGGTAATCCCGGAAGTGCCGCAAACCCAACAACCTTTAACTGCGTACCCGTGTCTGCGGGGAGCTCGTACCCTATTAGTGTAGCCAGTGGTGGTCAAATTGTTATTTCATGGAATGCGCAATGAAAAAACCAAAGTTTCCAACTCAACAAGAGATTGATGATCTTAACAATGCGATGTCTTATGAGAATCGCATGGGGGATTTTCGCAGGGCTAGGTCTGTTACCGTTGGTACTTGTTTTGGTGGCACAACGGAACTTATGATGCGTGGCAATGACGGCAACGTGTTATGGACACCCATGCAGCCGGTTGAAGTTATTGAGCTTATTCATCAACTTGCTGCAAACGTTGGGTGTCATATAAACTTACAGCCTCGCAAAGATTTTTCAAGTTGGCGTGATTGGAAGTACACTGAAAAAGAGCTTGAGCATTACCGAGGTGTACAGTCTATGCCCGGCGTTGGGTGGGCACCACATGAGCATGATATAGATCCGCATCAGAATAGAGGGCAGGTACTTCCACCCCCTGAGCAACAACCCGGTTTTAAAATTACTAGGAGTAAAGAAAATGTTGTGGCAACTAAAAAAACTGTCAACAAACGAAGCACTAAACGAGCCTCAAAAGCTTCCTGAAAACTGGGGGTCAATTTTTGGTATGGCGGGTATCCAAGATAAGCTTGGCGACCTGTCTTGGCTTGGCGATGCGTACACAGATCAAGGTTGGGTTCAAGTAGGTGAAGAAGTTTCTGCACCTATGACTGAAGAAGAAATCAACGCAACTATTGCGCAACGTTTAAAAGATACAGCATGGGCTGTAGCCTCAGACGATGCTACCATTACAAAAGGTCAGCGTGCTGACTGGATGGCGTTTCGGCAAGCGTTACGTGAAATACCTTTGCAGGCAGGATTCCCCGCCAATATTGTTTGGCCAAACCAACCGGAGTAAGCATGGCTTCACCAGAAATTAAACTCATTGCGGTCAGTAATGTTTTTTGTAGGTTGATGCATTTTGCAAACGTCGGGGATGTTGAACACGGGCACCAGCACACGTATGACCATGCCACTCTTGTGAGCACGGGGTCTGTGATAGTTGATGTTTTAGATGACAATGATGAAGTTGTTTCATCAAAAGTTTTCAACGCCCCCAATATGATTTTTATCCATAAAGACAAACGCCATCGTCTGACGGCTTTGGAAAATAACACGGTGTGTTCTTGTATCCACGCTGTGCGGGATGTGGAAGGTGAAATACTTGATCCTGAGTTTTTAGTTGAGCCACTATTTTCTACAGGTAATGGCGAGCTAATAAATTTAGTTGCACAAAAACACGGCGTACCCATGAAGGGTTTTGCCGTTAAATGAACAAGTACCTGATTCGGTTTAACAAATCAAGGGGACAACCGGGGCGGGGAACAGAGGAACATGTCTGGCGTGTATTTGAAAATGGTGTTGAACGCCTTGCAAAACACGTGAGAATACAGGTTCCGTCTTGGAGTGAAGCGGATGGCCCGGATTGGAACATTGCCTGCCACGGAACCATGATTTATTTTTCTGATACAGATACCGCTGTAATTACCGCATGAGCCAAATCAAGCCTTTTGTTCAAATTGACAATACATACACTCAAGAAGAGCTTGATGGCATATTGTTAGAGCTTGAATTTTTGCGTGTTTCTGGTATTTTTTTACCCCCCGACGGCACTGAATCCGCATTCAAAATAGATAAGAATGGCAACAAAGTATTTTTAAAAAACAATACGGGTGTTTTTTTAGACGGCGTATACAATGACAGAAATACTTCAATAATATTAAAACATAATAGAAAACTGTTTAAAACACAATTAAATTTAGCAGAATTACCGCCTATATTTAAACAGTTTCCACAGATTAATAATGACAACACGCTCATTAGTTACTATACAAACCAAGGCTATTATGATGCACACATGGATATGTCCATGTTTACCATGGTCACATATTTGTATAAGCAACCCAAAAAGTTTCTTGGTGGTGAATTAATACTGCCGGAAACGGGGCATGTGCTTGAGCCAGTTTTTAACAGAACTTATATTATCCCAAGTTACACAACGCATGAAGTTACTGCCATACAGATGGATGAGCAAGATGCCAAACAGGGATATGGTCGGTATTGTGTAAGTAACTTTTTAAATTTTAGGACAGGCGCATGATTGTTCACCGTGTACAAGCCCCCATATTTATAACCAAGGTTAAAGAACATGATTCTGTAAAACCAGAGTTGCTTAAAATTATTAATTCGGCGGATAAATTTTCTCATACGTGGAGCGGTGGGCGAATCACTAATACAGATTATCACTTAAGTAATAAGCACAGTGAAAAAATAGCTAATGCGTACTGGGGTATTTTTAGACCGCATGCTTTTCAGCACATGTATCAGCTTTGTGATTTCTTTAATATATCTAACCTTACTATTGAGGCGTATTGGTTTCAGGAATACTATTTTGGCGATCAACATGGTTGGCACACGCATGGTGGCAGCATGTTTTCTAATGTGTACTATTTGTCATTGCCAGATGGCGCGTGCAAAACAACATTTAGAGTTTTTGGTGAAGAAGTTGAGTTTGAGGTTGCTGAGGGGGACATCATCTCTTTTCCCAGTTACATGGAGCATTGTTCAAAACCGCACAAAGGGCAGCAGCCAAAAATTGTAATTGCGTTTAACTCAGATGTTGGCGGGTAGCGTGCAAGACTGGCCAGAAGCGTTTATCATTGGTGGGGTTATTGTCGCCTTCATACTGTGGGGCACGTACACAATCATTTGGATATGGTCATGATGTATGCGCTGGTTCTTGCTGTTACTGCTGTTGGGGCTAGTTGGAGCCGTAGCCAAGAATGGCTGTCATGTGCGCGAGTTCTATGGGATCGGCTACACAATTCACAACCCGTCCGAGCGTCATCAACAAATGGTTGCGTGGTTAAAGAACAATGCACAGTATTGCAAGCCAGAAGACTATGTGGTGATTTGGAACAACCTTCCTATGTGGGCAGGTACAGCAGATTCGGCAGAAGCCCGATCTTTAATTTTGCGTGGTTATGAAGAAGCGATTAAACGTGAAAAGAAATGATCCAGCTTCGCAAATGGTTTCCGTTTGTGTTCCCCTCTCCATACGATGTCCGAGCAATAGCTTCGGAGCGTAGGGCGGAACGGTTGGAGGCTGAGTACAAACAGGCTGTAGAAGCCGAGAAGGTAAACAAAGCAGTTGATGCACTTGAGATTGAGTTGTACAACAAACGGGCAAGACAAAACACGATTGAGTTGGAAATTTTTAACAACACAAAACATTTTGACAAATACGTATGACCAAGAAACCACCACAACACGTGCCAGACACGAAGGAAAAGCTAACGCTGTACGTCACTCTGATGGTAAGCACGACCCTGTGTATCTCCGTATTGGCCATGGTGGTCGCCTTTATGCTGGGTCTGTGGGCAAAGGAAGTGGACAACGCCGAGATTTTCAAAATGATTTCACCCGCTTTTTCTACTCTTATCGGCGGCATGATTGGGTTCCTGTCTGGTATCAAACTCATGCAAAATGAAGACACTAAACCAAAGGAAAAGTAATGGCGCAGTTTGAACCAGCCTTTGAGCAGATGATGCAAGACGAGGGCGGCTACGTCCTCCACGAAGTACCCGGCGACACGGGCGGTATGACCTATGCAGGTATTGCTAGGAACAAGAATCCGCAGTGGCCCGGCTGGGCGCTTGTGGATAAGAAAGAATTCGGAGGCTCCCTTACGCCTATGGTGCGTGAGTTCTACCGAGTTGAGTTCTGGGACAAAATGCGTGGTAACGAAATTAGCAACCAAGACGTAGCTAATACCATCTTTAACTTTGGCGTTAATGCTGGCATGGGCATGGCTGTAAAGTTGGCTCAGTTGGTAATTGGCGCTACGCCAGATGGCGGTATTGGCGCTAAGACTGTAGAGAAGCTCAACCAGATTACAGATGGTCAACGATTCAAAGAGTCCTATGCTTTAGCAAAGATCGCCCGTTACGTTGAGATTTGCAACAAGAACCCTGTGCAGGTCAAGTTCCTCAAGGGCTGGCTAAACCGCACACTGAAAGGTCTGAAATGAGCTTGCTTGCCGTTGGATCAATTATTGAAGCTGTTGGTAAGGTTGCCGGTGATCTAGTCACAACCGACAAAGAACGCATGGAGATGGAGATTGAGCAGCGTAAGCTTGATCTTGAAGAGAAGCGCATCGACCAAGCTACAGACCTAGCGCAGATTGAAGTCAACAAGATTGAAGCCGCCTCTAGTAGCGTGTTTGTCAGCGGCTGGCGACCTGCCATCGGTTGGATTGGTGTGGCGGCTATGGGCTACCAGTTTTTAGCCTACCCGCTGTTTCAGTGGGCATGGAAATACTTGCAAGCTATGGGCTGGGTTCCGATAGGCATGGATCCCCCGCCAGTACTAGACGCAGACCAACTTTGGGTGATATTATCAGGCATCTTGGGCATTGCCGGTATGCGTTCTTTTGAGAAGACCAAAGGCGTTGCCAGTAAATAAAGGTAGCCCATGCCATTACAAAAAATCCTGTTTAAGCCGGGCGTGAATAAAGAGAACACGCGATACACCACTGAGGGTGGTTGGTATGAGGCCGACAAGGTACGCTTTCGTCAGGGTAATCCCGAAGTAATCGGCGGCTGGGAGCCGTTGTCTGTACTTACGTACCTTGGCGTTTGCAGGTCGTTGTGGAATTGGACTTCTCTTGGCGGCAGTAATTTGATTGGTGTTGGTACTAATCTTAAGTTCTATATTC